AGGGTGAAGGGTGACTTCTCGTCCCGGTGTAGGGGGATGAGGGGTGTGGAACCAAACCAGGGCAACGAATAAGATTTAAAAAGTTTTGATTTAATTAAAGAAAAGTTTAAAAGAGGTTTAAAAAAGGTTGGTGCATCCAAAATTAAAAAAAACAGCCAGAAACAAAAAAATAACGCGGGGTTTGAAACCGCGTTATTTTTATTCCTGGCTACCTATGCTTGATCATGGCCCTTGTTCAATGATATTAAGAACGTTTCCGTGAAGGTCAACTTTTGCTTTAACCCAATTTTTAACGACAGCACCGAAAGCGTTTTTTCCTCTAAAGGTTGTTTGAACAATAAGATAGCCACCTTTATCCCAATAATTGGTTTTGACATGTTCATAGGACGATGGATCGTTCATTGATTTTTTGATTACCTTTTCAAGGTTTCTGTGCGAATTATCCCAACCACTAAATTGTTTTTCAATTTGATTATTCCTTTCGGTCTCAGCTTTTAATTTTCTTTCTTTTTCAGTTATGATTTTTTGGTAGTGATCTCTTTTGGTTATATATTTTTGACTTAAAGGGTTCAATACGACGAGGGAGTTGTAAATTGATAAATTCTCCTCTGCATTCTCTGTCGGTATTGTTTTGAGCTTTTTGAGATAAAAATTAGTTCGAACTAATTTGTCAATTTCATGGACATCCTTATAAGGCAACTGGTTGTGCTTTTTGAAATTATCTAAAAGGGAAATGGCCCCTGAAAAATCCTTGTTTTTCACAAAGTTCTCTAACTTTGCATAATGCTCTACAATATTTTTTTCAAAATCAACTCTGGCTTTTTCCCCTGCATCCTTAAGTCTTTGTGCAAGTTCGGCTTGTTGCCGCTGCTCAGTAGCCTTTTTGCTCGATTCTTGAAAGCTGGATATTACGCTTCCCATAATAGCAAGGAAAACGAGGGCCACAATTAAACCGCCGCAGCCAATACTTTTACGTTTTACAGGTGATCCGCACTTGGGACATGAATCTGCTTTTTTACTGACCTTCTCGCCACAGTCTTTACATTTTTTGAGAGCCATCCTCTATTCTCCTTTTTCAGTTAATTAAAACGAACAACAGCTACACAGCCTACATTATTTTGAAAGGGTAGACAATCTTGCCGTTATGGCTGCGGGTCCATTGGTAGCTGGCGAGCTTAACTACTATATATATACGGTCACCTCTTTTACCTCCCCCTTGTTCTACATACCATTTACCACTTTCTTGGGGATGGACTCCAGTCCGGCGACCTTCTTTTCCATCACCAGCATTCTGTTTTTCATCTGTTCCAACTCAATCATTGTGGCGGCGGCCAAGGCTTTGTTGTCGATAGCCTCACCGAAGGCGTTGAGGTTGGCGGCAATGGCGCGGACCAGCACTTTGTTGCCGGAGTGGTAGATCTTGGCCAGCAGCTCGACGCTCTCGCCCAGGCCTAAGTTGTCGCTAGGGGTGCAGGCGAGGTCGGCGTCGGCTGAAGTATCTATGTGGGTAGCCCTCTCTTCCTCAGTTCTCATAGGCACATCATCACGGAAAAACCAAGTGATGTTAAAACCGAGTTCCGTTAATGCCTCGAAAACTTGGCCGGACGGTAGACCTTCTCCTTGTTCGTATCTTTGCCAAGATCGATGGGCCATCCTGCATAGCGCCGCCATTTCTTTCTGATCTTTCCCGAGAAAGCTACGAGCAGCTTTTAACTTATCGACAATCGAGTCTGTAGACATTTTTTGCGTCCGGCTTTCTAGGTGAAAGTCGGACGCAAAGTCGGACATCCACCTATCGGCAACTGCTTAATGTAATTACCACAAGTAAACAACAGGTTACGCAGCAAAAGACAAATGGTGCGTAAAAAATAAAGCCGGACGCCATTTTTGTCTTTACATGCGTCACAAGTTGCGTTTATAGTGGTCCCTGTTGGTAACAAAAGTTACTAGCTACGCAGCATCTTACTAACCCCGCGCGACTGGGTCAATGTCCAACTTATTCCACGGTTCGGACGATCACCGCCATCTCGGCGGACGGAGAAAGAATTTGACTCCCAAGACTCCCAAACAGCTAGACCTCTTCAACCGACCTTCCTTCCACACCATTACCCGCGATATCAAGTCGGCCATGAATCAGGCCATCAAAAAATCCAATCTAAAACGAGAGCAGGTGCTCGATCTGATGAATGACCTGGCGGAACGGCGAGGGGTGCGGATGAACGGTAAAGGTGGCCTCAGCAAGGACACCTTTGAAAAATGGCTGAACGTCGAAGAAGAGAGCCGCATGCCGGGTATCAAGGGGTTGACCATCTTCTGCGCCGTACTCGGCACCGCCTCTCCCTTGGAACCCATGACCAGGCTGTTGGGCCACATGATTATCGAGGGCAACGACATAGCCATGCTGGAATGGGCCAGGCGTTATCACAAAACCAAAGACCTGCGCAAGCAGATGCGGAAGCTGGAAGAGGAAATCTCATGACCGAGCGCAACAGAATAGAGATCGGCGTCTGGATGGACCGCAACGGTTGGTCGGTTGCCAAGATCCAGGCCGCGCTTGGATATGAGACCCACACCGGGATCAGCAATACCCTGGCGGGGCGGCGACACCTCAGGAAGGTGCTGCGGCTGCTGTTGGCTGAGGGTTGCCCGGCAGAGCTTTTGGCGCTGCCGGAAGATATGAAAAAGGCCGCATGACGGCCGAACAAAAGGAGAAAACAATGAGCGGATTGATTGAAATAGACCAGATAAAACCATTATCCAAAACCGAATCCTCCAGGCTGGCCAAGCTGGAAAAGGTGGTCGAGGAGAATTTCGCGGCCTTTGTGGTGGTCGGCCTGGCCCTGCGGGAGATCAACGACGGTCGGTTATATCGCGCCTCGCACCAAACCTTTGCCGAATACGTCGGTGCCCTATGGGAACTCAGCCGGCCCAGGGCATACCAGCTTATCGAGGCGGCCACGGTGGCGGAGAATTTGTCTACCAATGGTAGACAAACACCAAAAAACGAGCGCCAGGCCCGCGCCCTGGTCGGCCTGGAACCCACGCTGCAGCTTGAATTGTGGGAACAGGCGGTGGAGACGGCGCCGGACGGCAAGGTCACGGCCTCTCACATCAATAATACGGTCAACCAGGGGAAGAAAAAGAAGATCACCACAAGGGTCAGACAAACCCAGCTTAATCTCGGCTTTAAAACCAAGATAAGCCCGGATTTTTCAGAGGCCTTCAATTCCCTGCTCAGTCAGATCCAGGTGGAAATCGACAGCGACTGGGCAACCACCGACAAGGCCGAGGTCATTCGGCACCTTGAAGCTTTACTGGCCGCCATCGAGGCATAAAAATGAACCCGACCTATTCCGCCAACGAGCTGGCCGAGCTGCTCGGCAAAACAGCACGCAGCGTAAGCCGGCAGGCCGACGCCGACGGCTGGAAATACGTGTGGAAAAAGGGCCGGGGCGGCCGGGCCAAGGCTTATCTCTCCAAAATGTTGCCCGAGTCAACCCGCATCGCCATCGCCCGACAGGATGCCGTTTCCCCCCCCACCGGCACCGGTCATGGCCTCGGCGTCGCCCTCTCCCCCCAGGGCGGCGCCGTGGTCGGGGCTTTGCACGGCACAACCATTGCCCAGGACGCGGCAGAATCGGCGGAACGGGCGCGGATCAACCGGGAACGGGGCCTGGTGGCCTTTAACCAACTGCCTGCCGAGCGGCAAGCCGAGGCCGAGGCCCGACTGGAAATATTGATGGCCCGCAACGCCTTTATCGCGGCCGCCGGATTACCGCTAAAACGCGGCTCGCAGCTCTTTTGCACCGAATATATCGAGGGCAACCTCCGGCTGCCGACCTGGATCACCGGTCCGATCGGCCCGACTCTCTCCTGGTCCACCCTCAACCGCTGGCAGCAATCATATGATGACGCGGGCCTGGCCGGGCTGGCCAACGGCTACCGGTCGCCCAACAAGGGCAAAACCACCCTCACCCCGCAACAACGCGCCTTTGTCAAGGGGCTGCTCACCGAACACCCGCACATCTCATTAATCAAGATCGGCGATGCCATGGCGGCCAGGTTCAACGGCCAAACCCCGCATATATCTTCGGTTCGGCGCTACGTTAAGGCCTGGACGGCCAAGCACGGCAGCTTACTGCTCTATATGAGCAACCCGGACGCCTGGAAGAATAAGCACCAGTTTGCCCTGGGCGATGCCTCTGAGCAGGTGGAACGGCTCAATCAGGTATGGGAATTCGACTCAACCCCGGCCGATATCATGCTGAAAGACGGCCGTTTTGCCGTGATCGGCGTAGTCGATGTTTACAGCCGCCGACCCAAACTCCTGGTAAGCCCATCGTCACGCTCGACAGCGGTGGCGGCCCTTACCCGGCGGGCAATCATCGATTGGGGCGTGCCCGAGGTCGCCAAGACCGACAACGGCGCCGACTATGTCTCCAAACACATGGTCCGGGTGTTCGAGGCCCTGGACATCGAGCAAAAATTGTGCCCGCCGTTCACCCCGGAATCCAAGCCGCATATCGAGCGCTTCTTTAAAACCTTTTCCCACGATATCGTCGAGCTGCTGCCCGGCTATATAGGCCACAGCGTGGCGGACCGCAAGGCCATCGAGGCGCGGCGCTCCTTTGCCGACCGGCTGATGCGGCGCGGCGGCGATCCGGTGGAGATCAAACAACTGACCGCCGACGAATTACAGACAATCTGCGACCGCTGGTGCCGGGCAATTTACGAGCAGAACCCCCACGCCGGGCTGCAGGATCGAAAACCGGCCGACGTGGCCCGGGCCTGGACCAGGCCGGTGCGGCGGATCACCAACGAGCGGGCGCTGGACGTGCTGCTTTCCGAGGCGCCGTCCGAGGGCGGCCTGCGGACTGTCACCAAGAAGGGCATCCGGGTCGACAATGTCGGCTATATCGCGCCGGAGATGGCCGGGTATGAGGGCAAAAAAGTCCGCGTCTTGCTGGATTCCACCGACCTGGGCACCATCTTTTTGTTCGATGCCGAGTCCGGCGAGTTTGTCTGCACGGCGGTGGATCCGATCCGCACCGGTCACGACCGGGCCGAGATCGCATCCCGCACCCGCGAGCGGCAGAAGACCATCATGCGCGAGGGCAGCAAGGAGCTGAAGCGCAACGCCAGGGTGACGGCGACCCGCGACATCCACATGGAGATCCTGGAGCACCGCGAGGCGCAGATCGCCGACATAATCGACCTGCCGAAACCGGCGAACGACTACACCACCCCGGCCCTGGGCGAGGCGGCGCGGGCGGTGTTGGGCCGGGAGCAGGCGCAGCAGAACCATGACGACATGGCCGAATTGATCGACGAGCTGGCAGCCGAGCGCCACCATGAGGCCGTGGTCGTCAAGAAGAAAGCGGCGGCCGGGATCGTGCCGATCTTTGCCTCGGCTACTGAGCGTTATCAGTGGATCCGCGACCGGGTGCGGTCCGGCAAAATGCCCAGCGGGCCGGAAAACGAGTTTTTAGGGGAGTTTTACGCAACCCGGGCGGGCCGGATGTATCTGGATCTGGAAGGGGATTTGCGGGGCAAGGCCGCCGGAATGCAGGCGGCGGAATAAAGGCGGGCCGGGGATCCACGAAATCCTCCGGCCCAGAAATCAATCCATCTTGAACGGAGATTAATGAATGAAACGAGTTTTCGCAACAACCAAAAACGTCAGCCGGTTCCTGGTGGGGATGGAGGCGGTCGAAAACCCCAACCAGGGGCGGATCGGCAACATCCTGGTGGAAGGCGATCCGGGCACCGGGAAAACCGAGATGGCCCAGAAGTTCGCGGCCGACAACGACCACTGCATCTATGTGCGGGCCACCGACATCATGACCCGCCGCAGCCTGCTGGCCGCCATTGTCGGCGAGCTGGGCGAGGCCCCGGCTTTTCGAACCGACGACCTGTTCCAGCAGATTTTGGAGCAGCTCCTGGAGCGGCCGCGGACCCTGATCGTCGACGAGGTTGACTATCTGGTCAAAGACGGGATGGTCGAGGTGCTCCGGGATATCAACGACATGACCAACTGCCCGGTGGTGATGGTGGGCATGCACCAAATCAGCAAAAAACTACAACGATTTCGCCATCTGTTTGATCGGTTCTCGGCCGTTGTCCGGTTCCAATTGTTCGACCAGGACGATATTGCCGAGCTGGCCCGACAGATCTGTGAAGTGGGGATCGACGAGAGCGGGATCCAGTTCATCCACGCCAGGGGCCAGGGGAAATTCCGGCGGACCATGGTTTGGTTCGCCAGGGCCGAGCGATTGGCCAAGCACAATAGCCTGGAAATGGTCACCGGCACGCATCTGCGCTCGACTAAAGAGGCCAGGTGATGACGATCCTGGAGCCGGTACGCAAATGGCTGGCCGATTTTAAGGGCCGGAAGATCACCCTGGACCAGGTGGTGGCGGCGGTGGCTCGGCCCAGGGTGCCGGTGTTGCGGGTGCTTGATATCCTGGCCCGGGAAGAGTATCTGGTCGAGATTAGTGACGAGCCGGTGTCGCCCGGTTATGGCGAATGCGGGCCATATCGCCGCAACCCCACCTGGCGGATCAACCAGAAAAAGGACGTTGCCGAACGGCCGCGCGTTAAGACCAAACCCCGGAACCTGCGTGACAAGATGTGGACCGTCATCCGGGCCAAGCGGCGGTTTACCCTTGGCGATTTGATGTTGCTGGCCACGGTATCACACGACGGCGCCAGGACCTTCACCAAGCTGCTGGTCCGTGACGGTTATGTCCGCCAGATCGGCAAGGATGGCCTGGAGAACCTGTGGCTACTGGCAAAAGACCCCGGCCCGAAACGGCCGCAAATCAAGGAGGCATCCAAATGACGGCCTGGTTGGGAATTTTACGGCAGCATGTGGATGCCAAAGGGGCAGCGGCCACGGCCAAGGAGGTGGGGATTTCCCCGGCCTCCATATCTTTGGTTTTGTCCGGCAACTACGGGGCATCCACCGACAATATCGAGCGCAAGGTGATGGCGGTTTACGGCAGCGAATCTGGTTTGATCGACTGCCCGGAATTGGGCGAGATCGAGCCGGGGAAATGTGCCGAAACCTGGCAGCGTGCCAAGAAGGTGGGTCTCCGGTGCGGCAATCCGGCCACCCAGAGGCTGCATGCGGCCTGTAAGCGTTGTGCGGTAAGGAGATAAGCCATGAAAATGACAAACGGCGTGAGATATCAAAAGGTGTTGTTGACGACCCTGTACCCATTAGCCGAGGCCATGACCGACCTGTTACTGACGGGCGGCATGTTGCGCATAAAGAAAGCCAATCTGCACCGGGTACGGGCTGCGGCCATGGATACGGTACGAGAAATCGACAAGCTACCTGCAACCCAAGGAGGAAAACGATGAACAAATCGAACAGACATCAAACAATCCAGCCGGTGAAGCTGGCGCCAATAATGAAGGTAATCAACAGCGACCAGACAGGGGCACAGATCGTGTCCGGGTATCGCGGCGAGGCCGTGACCTCGATTTGTCAACTGGTCACCACGCTGCTGGAGAAGCCGGTGGCCAAGGAGATGTCCGACGAGGACTTGCAGGAAGCGGCCCTGCTCTGCGAGGTGGCGGCGGACAGGATCCGGCGGTACCAAAAGGCGCGGGTGCATAATGGACCGCGAGACGTGGCTTAAAGATAGTGGAGGGAGTTATGGACATCAGAACAGGTGAGGTTATGCCATACGCAGAAATGTTGTTCCGGATGGCAGGAAAACCAGAAGACGAAGAGTTTTTCAAGCCAGTTCCACCTCAAAAGATAACGGCAAAGACTGGGCGTAATTCTATGTGTCCGTGTGGGAGTGGGATTAAATTCAAGAAATGTTGCCTTCATGGGGCGGCACGGAAGCCGGTATTATCAGAACGAAAAAACAAAGGAGCAAGTGATGGCAACTAAAGATAAAAACGGGGTCTGGATCGACTCGACCGGCGCCAGTGTGCCGGCCAGGTACATCAAGCCCATCGACAAGAAACGCGACGCCATGGTGGAGCGGCTGATCACCGAGGCCAAGCGAATTTCCGAGCGGCTGGACAAACTGCGCGGGGCCATCGACGTCGAGGTGGAGAAGTTTCTGGCCCAGTCGGCCGAGGATGCCGGCGCCGACTGCCTCAACCCGGGCGGCAACTATATTTTCTCCAATTTTTCCGGCGATCGGCGGTTGCAGATCAAGACCTGCGCCTGCATCGACTTTGACGAGCGGCTCCAATTTGCCAAGGAGACCATCGATAAATGCCTGGACCGCTGGTCCGAGGGCGGCAACGCCAACTTGCGGGCCGTGGTTTTCGATGCATTTAAAGTCGACATCAAGGGTCAGGTCGACGTCAAGCGGATCCTGGGCCTGCGGCGGTTGAAAATCAAGGACGCCGAATGGGAACAGGCCATGGAACTGATCTCCAATGCCATCACCATCACCGGCCGGAAAACCTATACCTATTTTTCCGAGCGGCCGGAACGGACCGGGGACTGGAAAGGGGTGCGGCTGGATCTGTGAGAGTGCGAAACTCCCCGCCGCTTGGGGAGTCGCCGGGGCGTGGCGGCCTCGGCCTGATGAGCAGCCAAAAGGAAATTTAATGCCAGGTTGGCAAGCACCAAAGGTTATCTACCCCAAGGCCCGGCCGGGTGAACAACGGCTGGCGGGCTGCACGGCCTACCCGACCACCGGGCGGATAACCGGGGCCCCGGTCGAATGGTGTCGGAAAAGTCGGGGTGAATGGTGCGGCAAATGTCAATGGTTGAAGTTTTAACAGCGGTTTAAAGGGGGATTAAAATCATGATTGATGAGGTTTTGCGGTCCGGTTACGGGTTCCTGGTTTGTTGGCCCATGGTGGCGCTCTGTTCCAAATGGCGGCTCAAGGCCCTGCCCACGGCGTTGCTTTTGGCCATCTACATGGTGCCGGTCTGGCGTTTATACCGTGTCCTGGAGCGGACGATATGCGGCTAGTTTGTCCCGGCTGCGGGTTGACTTGCAGCGCCGAAGGGTGGGTGAATGACGCCGCCATTCGTGAGATGCTGGTGGCCATGTCTACCCTGGCGCAACCCCTCCCACCTGCTGTGCTGCACTATTTGTCGCTGTTCCGGCCAACATCCAGCGCCATGTCCTGGAGTAAGGCGTTAAAGCTGGTCCGCGAAATCGCCGCCCTCACCGGGACCGGGAATGTCCAGGTCCAGGGCCAGGTGAGCCGACCCTGTCCGGCGCCGACCTGGGCCTTGGCCATGGATCAGATGGTGGCCCAGCGCGACACCCTCAAGCGACCCATGAAAAATCATAATTACCTACGGCAGGTGGCCTGGTCCATGGCCGACGCCGAGGATTTACAGGTGGAAAAGAGCCGCGACGTTGAGCGTCAAACACCATTTCGTCGGCCGGTTGATGATCCGACCGAGGCCCGCAGTTCCGACGCGGTGGCCCGAGAGAATCTCCGGAAAATTCAGGCGATGTTGAGAGGAGAGGTTGTTGATGAAACCGACCAGGGCTGATTACGCCAAAATCCACATTGCCGCCAAGGAGCTTGGCTTTGATGACGAGCAATACCGCAACCTTTTGTGGGACCGTTTCAAGGTGCGATCTGCCAAGGATTTAAAGCCGCGTCAGGTTGGGGCCCTACTGAGCCACTTCCGAGCCCTGGGGTGGCGGGTCAAACCGGGCAAGGCCGCGAAAACCAAACGGCAAGCGGCCACCGATCCCATGTCGCGCAAGATCCGGGCGTTATGGATCACCATGCATCAGGACGGGATCGTCCGGGATCCGTCCGAGAGGGCGCTGGGCGCCTATATAAAACGGCTCACCGGGGTCGAGGCCCTGCAATGGTGCGACGATAACGAGAAATGTCTGGTGATTGAGTCGCTGAAGAAATGGCAGAAACGAGCTGATGAGCCAAGATAAAGACAGAATCAGCGGCCTGCCCGACGAGGCCCTGCCCGAGATCACGGAGCTGCCCGGCGATCTCTCGTTGGTGGCCGAGGTGATTGGCGTGCGGATGACCCTGGCCCTGGTTGAGCGGCTACGCGGCACCTATGTGTATTTCCGCAACCTCGACCACTTGACACGCACCCGGCGCGATGACTTTATCCGGGCCGAGATCGACCGGCGGATCAATACCGGCGAGACGATAACCAAGGCGGTGCAGGATCTGGCCAGGGCACACGGCCTGAGTTCGCGGCATGTCTGGAGCATCTCCGGCAGCACCGGCCAAGAAGATGATTCTCAACAACTCAAAATATTCGGGTGAAAAAATGACCAGAAAGACGCGCTATTGTTTCGCATTCGGCGGTACCGCCCTGCTCTTCTGGGCCTGTTCCTGTTTCGACGCGGCAGCCGCCTCGCCCTGGCTGGCCGGGTTGGGTCTGATTTTGTATCTGGATAGGACCAAGTGATTGCCATGCTGATTTTGTAATTGGGTGAAAATTGAGACGTTTGGCTAGGAAGCCCTGGGCTAAACCAGGCACATATTAAACACATGGAGGTAGCAGTATGGATGGTGAGCTTGGAGCGGCAAAAATTGCCGAGATTGCAGCGGCGCAACTGGCGACCAGCGTGAAAGTGCCGGACGTCCACACGACCGTTGCGCTGGAAATTAGCGGCGTGTCGGCGGCAACGGTGGATGGAATCGGGGCATCGAGCGCACTGGTAACGCCGACGGTTGACTGCTTCGTTGTCCAGGGGGCGGCGCCGAGCGCGCTGGCGCCGGTGGTCGGCACCCCTGGGGATCTGCCGCTGTTCGGGGGGAATACCTATCGGCTGTCCGGCCTTATCGCCACCAATAAACTGGCCTTTATCACCGCAGGTGAGACGGGCACGGTTTATGTTACTCCGGGGGCATAATTATGCAGATCGCACGCAAGGTTAAGGTCCACAATGTGGTCCCGTCAACCCCATCAACCGAACAGATTGTTTGCTCCCCTATCCTGGGGGATCCGGACACCGTCAACAATGCCGACCTGTGCGGGGTAAGCCATATCCATACCGGGTTTATTCTGCCGACCGGAGGCATTGTCACCGGGTTATATTTTGTCGCCCAGGGCAACACCGGGGCCGGGGTAGCGAGAAATTTCACATTTTCGCTTTGCGAGGTGCGGCCATCGGTTGCTGCGGCCTCGGCCGGCATGAAGGTATCACGGATCATCTATACCGGCACAACGACCGTGGCGGATAACGCCTCCGGGATCATCACTCTCGCCTCCGGCCTGACAGAGAAGGTGCCGACGATGTTTACCCTGAGCATCAAAGGCCCATTCCGTTCGACCGCCTCGGAAAAAGTTAATGCTCAGGCGGGTAAGTCAGCAGGGCCGGTGCCGGGGATGTCGGGAGTTGTAAGCGGTACAAATGTTATTTCGGCGGCTACCTATGTCGGCAGCATCACTGTTGATTTAGTCACCCCGGCGGCAGAGGTTGCCGAATCTGTTTTGGCCGCCACCCCTTTTAAACCCATAGTCGCATATCTCAAATGGAGGGCAGTGTGATGGTCAATTTGAATATCCCCTCAAGCCAGGCATGTGAAGATTTCATGGCTGGCCTGTCCGCACTCGGCCTGTTCGTCACGCACCTGGATTGCGAGGTGTGGATCGACGGCGAAAACGAGGCGGATGGCGTGGCCTTTGCTTCGAGTTTTGATTTTGTGGAGAGCGCCAGGGCGCGGAAAATTGCCGAACTGTCCGCCGATTGCCAGGCCGACATTGAAGCCGGATTCGCCTCAAGCGCCATCGGTGAAGAAATTTTTTACGACGGCGGCATTGAGGACCAGCTGAACCTGGTCGGTGCGGCCCTGGCGCAAACCGATCTGCAATTCCGTGCCCGAGCCGTTGGTGAAAGTACAAAGTCGTTTAAGTTTCACACCGCCGCGCAGATGGCGCAGGTTTTTGCCGACGGGGTAAACTACAAGCTCGCATGCCTCACTAAACTGGAAACATTGCGGGCGGCTGTCGCGGCAGCCGAGACGGTGGCTGACGTTAATGCCGTCAGCTGGTAGGCTTGACAGCGACGTGAAACACGGTTAACGATGGCGTAAACAACCCACAAATGAAGGAGGAAAAAATGAAACGATTATTAACAATAGTGATGATGGCGGCCCTTTTGGCCATAACGGCCTGTGCGGCCACGGCTCCCCGGCCCCAGGTCGCCACCCTGCCCCTGGGGCCGGGTATGGAGAAAATCCAGCGCAACATGACCGGCGATACGGTTGTCGGCATATTGGGCCAGCCGACCAAGACCGCCGACTGGTATACCGGCAAGGCGTTGGTGCCGTTTTATCACGGCAGCGACACACGGCGGGTCGCCTGGGATTATGAGGGCCGAGGCCGTATCATTTTCACCCGGGCCAGGTGGCCGATCGGCAGTTACAAGGTTCTGCGGGTTGAGCAGCTGCCTGTAGATGAAGAGGTATCAAGCGAATAGATCAACCCCCTCACCCCCTTCCCTCAAGCGGCCGGCATTTGCCCGGCCGTTTTCTTTTCCACTGAAGTGGTTCAGCTAATTTTCTCAACCCAGACCAGTTAAATCTACCCCATCGTTTTTCATTTTTCTCCGGGTGCGGGGAGGGGCTCCGGCTCCTTCCCGCTATAGCTAGATGAGGTTGCAACGTGATGCGAACACCAACGGTCGAGCAAGTCATAAAAGCCATGAGGATTAAGGGCTATGCGGTTTTTGACAGCCCTGGAGGTTTTGACCTGAACATTGTCGGCATTCGCGCCAAAGAGGCCAGGTCTGAAAAGTTTGACGACCTGATGGTCGTGTTTCATCGCCGGGCCGGACATTGGTGCTACAACGTCTTCCCTTGCACAACCGACCCCGGTCGCTATTGGCTAGAAAACCCCATGGTCGAGAGCGGAACCGGCATTCTCAAGGAAGGTCAACACCGAGGGGTGTATCAGGTCGGCAAACACCAAGGAAAATATGAGGCCCTGGTGCAGACTGGCGGCGAGTTGCCGGTGATTCGGGACTTCAACCGTGACGGTGTGCTGGACTTTGACGGCGGCCGCGAAGAGACCGGCTATTTCGGGTGCAACATCCATCACGCAGGCGAACTTTCCGAACCCACCCAGGTGGGCAAATGGTCGGCCCTTTGCCAGGTTCTGGCCAACTGGTGGGATTTTCAAATATTTATGGCGTTGTGCAAGGCCGGTAAACAGGCTTACGGCAACAGGTTCACCTACACGCTGTTAAACGAAAAAGACTTCGGCGCGACCCCATGAGCGACGGCATTCTATCCAAAATCATCAACGGCATTGCCGCTGTGGCACCCACGGTGGCGAATATGGTGGTGCCGGGCTCCGGCCCTGTGCTGCATAATCTGATGCGCTCCGTGACCGGTGCATCGCCGGACACTCCCATAGACCAGGTGGCGGCGGAGATCGACGCCCACCCCGAATTGTTCGTGGAGTTGCAGCGGGCCGCTATGGACCACGAGGTGCGCATGGCCAAGGTCGAGGCGAGCAAGTTGGCCGTGGTCAACGCCACCATGCAGGCCGAGGCCAAAAGTGAACACTGGCCGCAGTATTCCTGGCGGCCGTTTAACGGCTTTTTGTATGGGATCGCCGTCGTGGCCATCTATTTTGTTTTGCCCTTAATCGGTAAGGTGGTGCCGCCGGTACCGGAGTTTATCTGGGTCGGCTGGGGCGCCATCCTGGGTGTCACAACCTGGGGGCGCGGTAAAGAAAAACGCGCCAAGGCCGGAGACATTAGACCAGGCATGATTGAAAGCGCCATAAAGGCAATCCGGGGCAATGGCGGCGGCTGATGGACCAGTTCGACCAGGCGCAGGACCTTGAGGAGCGCTATCGGAAGCAGGCGCTGGAGGCCCACAAAAAACAGGCCGGCAAGCCGGGACCCGGTTCGGAGGTTTGTGTGGAATGCGGCGACGAGATTCCGATCGCGCGGCGCGAGGCGGTGCCGGGTTGTGAGTTGTGCATTGAATGTCAACGAGAAATTGAGAGACCACGATGATCGATAACGGGGGGTGCGGATGACACCAGAGCAGCTGGCGGCAATAAATGCCCTTCTTGGGGTGCTGCAAATGGTCAGTCAATGGCCGGTGGGAGTGCTGGTGATTGTTGTGCTTCTGGGGCCGTGGGGTCTGATTCTGTTTTTGTCCACGGCGGCGGATCGGCGTGATCGGGCCAACGAGAAACGATTCGACGCAGTGGTCCAGATGTATGAAGACAACGTCGAGCTGGTGAAAACAACCCAGACCATTACAAGCGACCTCCGCGACATCGTCATCATGAATACGCAGGAATGGCAGAAGGCCCACGGCAAAGTGCAGTCCGTGCGCGAGGATATAGCCGGGAACAAGTTCTGCCCCATGTTGCGGGTGGGAAAAGAAAAAACTATCGGGGTGCCCAAGTGAGCGAGCGATTGAAATATCTGGGAAGGCTCAAGGAGCGGGAGCTGGAGGCGGAACGCCTTATGCTCCGCATGGAGGGGCTGATCAAGACCATGCGCGACCTGCTGGACCCCACGGTGTCGCCGGATGAGCTGAATCTGGCCGAGGCCGATATCTGGATGGACGAATTAGTCAAATGCCAGGCCGAGTTGCTGTCTCTGGGCGGCGAGATCTCCAAGATCAAGCGGGCTCTCAATGGCTAAGAAGGCGGGCCAGGAACCAATCGCCCGACGGCTGTACGCCGACGGCATGACCCTGGAAGAGATCTCCGGCCAGTTGGGGGTCTCGGTGGTCTCGCTTTCCAAGTGGAAAACCGCCACCAAGGATCCGGTCTCCGGGGTTGATGAATGGGACAAGGCCAGGCAGCAGAAGCGCGGCAATATCCAGCGGCTGCGGGATCTGTTCAACGAGCAGCTTGAATATTTTGAAAACCTCCGGCCCGAGGAGCGCACCGCGCCGATGATGGACACGCTCTCCAAGATGGGCGCGCTCCTGGAGCGTTGGGACAAGATGGAAAAAGCGCAGAAGGTCGCGGCCGACGTGGTCCGGGAAGTAAAGAAGGCCGGGCTCACAGACGAGTCGGTGGATAGTATCCGGCGCTCTATTTTAGGTATTGGTGAATGACCAGCGACGTCCTCACAGCAAACAGAGCCCCGGCCGTCATGCTGTCCTATCAGCAGAAGTGGCTGGCGGACAAGAGCCCGGTCAAGGTGATGGAGAAGTCCCGCCGGGTCGGCCTTTCTTGGTCTGAGGCGGCGGATGACGCGCTCTATGCCGCGTCCGAGTCGGGCGATGATGTCTGGTATATCGGCTACAACAAGGACATGGCCGAGGAGTTCATCAGCGACTGCGCCGCCTGGGCGAAACAGTACAACCTGGCGGCCGGCGAGCTGGAAGAGGAAATCTTCAAGGACCAGGATAAAGACATCCTGGCATTCCGCATCAATTTCGCCAGCGGCCACAAGATCACGGCGCTGTCGTCTCGGCCATCCAACTTGCGCGGCAAGGCGGGCCGGGTGGTGATCGATGAGGCGGCTTTCCATGAAGGGCTCGACCAGCTCCTCAAGGCGGCGATCGCGCTGCTTATGTGGGGCGGCGAGGTCCGGGTGATCTCCACCCATAATGGCGATTCCAACCCGTTCAATGAACTGATCAACGATATCCGGGCCGGAAAAAAACCGTACAGCCTGCACCGGGTCACCCTGGATGACGCGCTGGCCCAAGGGCTATATAAGCGGATCTGCCTGAAGCTGGGCCGCAAGTGGTCCAAGAAGGCCGAGGCCGAGTGGCGGCAATCTTTGGTCGATTTTTACGGTGACGACGCCGACGAAGAATTGTTCTGCGTCCCAAGCCAGGGCAACGGCACCTACCTGACCAGGGCACTGCTTGAAAACTGCATGTCGCCCGACCTGCCGGTGCTGCGCTACGAAAAAACAACTGAATTTGCCGAGTTGCCCGATCATATCCGACATGCCGAGGTCAACGATTGGTGCGAGGAACACCTGGCGCCGCTCTTGGCCGAGCTGGATCCGAACCGTGACCATTTTTTCGGCGAGGACTTTGCCCGGAACGGCGACTTGACCGACATCATTCCCCTGGGCGAACAGCAAGACGCCTCATTCCGCTGCCCGTTCATTGTTGAGCTGCGCAACGTGCCTTTTAAGCAACAGGAGCAGATCCTCTGTTATGTGATCGACCGGCTGCCGCGTTTTCGGTTCGGCGCGCTCGATGCCCGAGGCAACGGTCAGTACCTGGCCGAACGGGCCATGCAGAAATACGGCAATCAGCGGATTGCCCAGGTGATGCTCTCCGAGGCCTGGTACCGGGAGAACATGCCTCCATACAAGGCGGCCTTTGAGGATCGGTCGATCCTGCTACCCAAGGACGCCGATGTAATTGCCGACCACCGGGCCTTCAAGGTGATCAAGGGCGTGGCCCGGCTGCCGGAGGGAAAGATCAAGGGCGGAGACGGCAAGAAGCGGCACGGCGATTCCGGTATTGCCGGGGCGCTGGCCTGGTTTGCGACTCGGCAGGATATTGCCGGGCCAATCGAACACGAATCAACCGGCAAGAAACGATCCTCATCCCGGATCCAAAACTATATGGACGCGTAAATGGCCGACCAGGACAAAAAAACGCCGGAGCCAAACACCGACGAGATCGCCGCCGCGAGCAATGATATCGATATTTTTGCCGGTTGGACGAACCGGATGGAGAACCCCGACCCCACCCTGCGGACCGAGGCCAACGGCAAGGGGCTCAAGCTCTACGACGAGGTGGACCGCGACGCCCATGCCGGGGCTGTGCTGCAGAGCCGTTACCTGGCGGTCACCGGCAAGGAATGGGAGGTTCTGCCGGCCGATGATTCCGAGGCGGCAAAGGCGGTGGCCGAGACCGTCGAGACGGGCCTGGGCGGGTGCAACTTCAGCCAGTTCTGCCAGGAGCTGCTGCAGGCGATTCTCTACGGCTATTTCGTCGGCGAGGTCATGTGGACCGTGCGCAAGGGTCAGATCATGCCCAAAAAGATCCGGGCCAAGCATCCGCGCCGGTTTGTTTTTGCCGAGGATCGCAGCCTGCGGTTGCTGACCAGGACCAACATGATCGCGGGCGAAGAGACGCCGGACCGGAAGTTCATCGTCTTCAGCTATGGCTCCAGCGACAACCCCTACGGCAAGGGGCTGGGGCAGAAACTCTGGTGGCCGGTCTGGTTCAAGAAACACGGCATTAAATTCTGGTTGGTTTTTCTTGAGAAATTCGGCTCACCCACCGCTGTGGGCAAGTACCCATCCGGCACGGACAAGAAGGATCAGGACGCCCTGCTGGAGGCCATCGACGCCATACAGCAGGAAACCGGGGTCAAGATCCCGGACACCATGTCCATCGATCTGCTGGAGGCGACTCGCGGCGGCAAAGTCACCTACGAGACCCTGTGCGATTACATGGACCGGCAGATATCCAAGGCGGTGCTGTCGCAGACCGCCAGCACCGAGGGCACGCCGGGCAAGCTCGGCAACGACGATGCCCAGGACGGCGTGCGTCAGGAGATCGTCAAGGCGGATGCCGACCTGCTTTGCGAGGTGCTGAACGAAACCGTGGTCCGGTGGATCGCGGATTTTAACCACCCCAATCTCGCGGACTATCCCCAGCTGAGAATACGCACCGCCGAGGAGCAGGATCTCAAGGCCCTGGCCGATCGCGACAAGGTGCTGGTCAAGGATATCGGCCTGCCGGTGGCCAAGCGCTATTTTTACGACACCTACGGGATCCCGGAGCCGGAAAAAGGCGCCGAGGTTGTCGGCGGGCAAATTGCCGGTGGCCGGGATCCGGGCAACGACCTGGGCGGCTACTTTGCCGAGGCGGATTTGGACATGTCACCAGCCCCTACCCTCGACGCCCTGGGCGCCAAGACCCTGGCCCAGGCGGACATGGGCAAATTCATGCAGCCGATCGAGCGGGCACTGGCCAAGGCCGGATCGCTTGAGGAGTTCCGGGACAGCCTGCTGGACCTGGGCGCGGAGATGAACGAATCAGACCTGGGCAACCTCATGCAGCGGGCCTTTGTAGTGGCCGACCTGGCCGGGAGGTTCGACGTTGAACGCTAAAACGCGCCCAGGCCGCCTGCGGCTGGAGCAGCCTGGAAAGCGGCCGAGTGTTCGCCGGAGAACTGCCGCGACCCGCACAGGCGATTTTAAACGGGTTTTAAACATGGTTTTGCACGGCCGGGGGCACGATGCCTGAGAGCGCCCAATATGTTGACCTGCCCTTTGAGGAGGCGATCGCCTTTTTTCGGGCCAAGCTCAACCTGCCAACCGCCACCTGGAAGGATATCTGGCAAGGAGCGCATTCCAAGGCGTTCACCGTGGCCGGCGCCATGAAAGAGGATCTGCTGGACGATCTGCGGGCGGCGGTTGACCAGGGCATTGCCCAGGGCACAACCCTGGCCGAGTTCCGGAAAAGTTTTGACGACACCGTGGCCCGGGCTGGCTGGGAATATAACGGCGGCCGGAACTGGCGCACGGCGACCATCTTCAACACCAACCTGTCCACGTCTTATTCGGCCGGGCGCTACAAGCAGCAGATGTCGCCGGCCGTGCAGGCGGTGCGACCGTTCCTGCGCTATGTGCCGTCCAGCTCGGGCAACCCCAGGCCAGAACATGCCGCGTGGGGCAATCTGGTGCTGCCGGCGGACGATCCGTTCTGGCGGACCCATTATCCGCCCAACGGCTGGGGCTGAAAGTGCGGCGTGGTGAGCGCTTCCGCCCGTGAGGTGGAAAAACTTAAAGAACAGGGCGAGAGGATCCAGACCAAAGCGCCCAGGCAGGAAGAAACCTACGAGTGGATCGATAAGCGCACCGGTGAGGTCCACCAGGTACCCAAGGGCATTGACCCCGGGTGGGACTACAACCCGGGCATGGCGGCATACGGAGAAAAGTAGGCATGGCTGGTTCGGCGATTGAATTCAAGGTGGACTCCCGGGACGTAATGCAGAACCTGGGCGCCATGATCCAGCGCATCGAGCATCCGAAAGACGCTTACGAGATCATCGGCGAGATCGCCACCGTCTCGATTCTCCGCAACTTCGAGGTCGGCGGCCGGCCCCAGGCCTGGGAGCCGCTCAAGCAGGTGACCCTGGATCAGAAGAACGGCTCGAAGATCCTCATGGAGCAGGGCATGGCCGGCGGCCTGGCGGGCAGCATTAACTATAAAGCGAAGTCGGACAAGGTATTGATCGGCACCAACAAGAAATACGGTGCCATCCACCAGTTCGGCGGCCAGGCCGGGCGCGGCAAAAAAGTAACGATCCCGGCTCGGCCGTATCTGGTTCTCCAGGATGAAGACTGGACCGAAATGGCCGAGGCATTGAAAGACTACATCTTACACGGATAGGAGCGCGACATGGCGGACTTTAAAGGGTTTGGCGACTGGATAGAGATCTTCAAGGGCGGCAAGCAGATCGACAGCAAGGGCAAAGAACACGACGGCGACGCCCTGATCGACAAGGCGGTGGCCTCATTCAACGCGGCCGAGCACGAGCCGCCGGCGGTGATCGGACACCCGAAAGACAACGCGCCGGCCTTCGGTTGGGTCGCGGGGTTGAAAAAGGAAGGCGACCGGCTGCTGGCAAAGTTTAAGGACGTGGTCCCGGAGTTTGAGGAAATGGTGGCCACGGGCCGCTTTAAAAAACGCTCGGCCAGCTTTTACCCGGACGGCCGTTTGCGCCATGTCGGATTCCTGGGCGCCATGCCCCCGGCGGTCAAGGGGCTGGCTGATCTCAGGTTTGCGGCGACAGACGAGGCCGTGACCTTTGAGTTCGGCGAATCAGACGGCACCGTCGCCCGCCTCTTCCGGCGGCTGCGGGACTGGATGATTGAAAAAGAAGGCAAGGAGACCGCCGACCAAATCATCCCGGATTGGGATGTGGAGTATTTGCAAGACGAGGCCAGAGGGCCGCAAACCGAAACCGCCGCCATGTCAGCCTATGCCGAGGGCGGCCTGGTGGGCAACAACGAGGAGGATGAGGACATGGATCCGAAAGTGAAAAGCTTTACCGAAGCCGACGTAAAGACGGCAGAGGACGCGGCGGCGGCCAAGGCCAGGAAAGACGTCGAGGCCGAGTTCGCGGAAAAGGAGCGGACACGGAACGCAGTGGCGCGCAAGCAGCAGGTCGCCGACTTTGTCGACCAGGGAATCAAGGCCGGCAAGATCGCCCCGGCCTGGGTCAAGGCTGGGATCAAGGAGTTCATGGAGCAGCTCGACGGCGAGGAGGCTATTGCCTTTGCTGAAGGCAGCGAGAAGCAGACCGCCGGGGCTTGGTTCCAGGAGTTTCTGGAGGGGCTGCCCAAGCTGGTCGAGTTTGGCGAGCTGGCCGGCCGGGATGATGATCCGGGCGATGTGGACAACCAGGACGCCGAGGGTCTTGCCAAGCGAGCGATCGAATATCAAGAATCCGAAGCAAAGGCCGGCCGGACCATTACGGTCACCCAAGCCGTGGGTCACGTCAAGGGCGGCAAGTAGGCGGCCCGGCAACACCGGAGAAAAAAGACCCTCAGTTTTAAACCAAATTTAAGGATAAGGAGCAAAGCATGAAACCTGTACTGACAGAAAATTTCACCGCTGAGGCGGTTGTCAACCCTTACCGATTCGTCAAGCCCGGCGCTGCCGACGGCGGGGCTGTTCAGGCCGCTGCCGTTACCGATGCCATATTCGGTGTTTCCGATTCCATGGGTGCTGACGCCAGCGGCGATCGACTCGACGTGCACACCCTCGGACCCGTTGAGGTCGAATACGGCGGCACGGTCACCAGGGGCGACGAATTGACCTCTGATGCCGATGGTAAGGCGGTCACCGCTGCCCCGGCTGCCGGGGTCAACAACCGGGTCGGCGGCATTGCCCGCGTCTCCGGCGTGGCTGGAGACATCGGTTTGGTGCAGTTGGCGCCGGGTCAGATCCAGGGGGCATAAGTATAGGCCCCTATTGATAACCGTAATTAATTTGCAACGATATTTATTGGAGGAAGCAGCATGAAAGCAACATTCCCGATTCAGGCGGAACTGACCGCCATCGCCATTGCCTACCGCAACACGCGACTCATCGCCGACGAGGTAATGCCTCGAGTCCCGGTTGGCAAAAGCGAGTTTAAGTATTTCAAGTATGCCATGGCCGAGGGATTCACCCTGCCCGATACCAGGGTGGGCCGCAAATCAAAACCGAACCAGGTCGAGTTCTCGGCCACCGAGGAAACGGCCTCGGTGGAGGATTACGGCCTGGACGATCCTATCCCGATCTCTGACATCAACAACGCGCCGCCCAATTATGACCCGGAGGGGCGGGCGGTCGAGGGCATCATGGATCTGGTGTTGCTGGATCGCGAGGTCCGGGTGGCGAACATGGTGTTCAATGCCGCCAACTATGGCGCCGCCAACAAGGTGACCCTATCCGGCACGGACCAGTTTTCCGACTTCTCCAACTCGGACCCGGTGGAGCGGCTCACCGCCTGCCTGGACGCCTGCATCATGCGGCCTAATGCCATGACCATCGGCCGCCCCGCCTTCTCGGTGCTGGCGCGACACCCCATGATCCTCAAGGCAATCAATAGAAACTCCGGCGATGCTGGTATTGCCACCCGCCAGGCCATTGCCGACCTGTTTGAGCTGGAGGAAGTACTGGTCGGCGAGGCCTGGGTCAACACCGCCAAAAAGGGCCAGACGGCCTCATTAAGCCGGGCCTGGGGCAAACACATTTCGTTGCAATACCGCAACAAACTGGCCGACACCAGGCGCGGCATGACCTTTGGTTTGACCGCTCAGCATGGCGGCCGAATTGCCGGCAGCACGTTTGATAAGAATATCGGCCTGCGGGGCGGCAAGGAGGTGCGTGCCGGTGAGTCGCTTAAAGAGCTGATCCTTGCCAACGACCTGGGCTATTTCATCCAGGACGCGGTGGCGTAACAAGCCGGATCGGTAGCAGCTAAATCGTAAAATCTGCCATGGCGGGCCAAGTCGCCCGCCATGGTTCCAGCCAGGAGAAAGTCATGCCGGAATACACAGTGGAAAATTGCCCGTTGCAACATGACGGAAAAAGATACGAGATCGGCGATCCGGTAAAGATGTCGGAAAAGGCGGCCGAGCGGCTGCTGGCGCGCGGCGATCTCAAGCCCGGAAAAGCCTCCACCCCGCCGCCGGTTGGCCAGGCCGAGATTGTTTCGGCAATTAAAGGCCTGGATCCGGACAACCGCGATTTGTGGACGGGAGACGACAAACCCCAGGTCGCGGCGCTGGAGGCCGTATTGTGCCGGAAAATAACCGCCAAGGATCGCGACGAGGCATGGGAGTCAATCAACGCCGAGAACCGGGGCGGTGAGTAATGGGCTATTGCACCCAGGCGGATATTGAGGAGCAGGTACCGGCCGAGGAGCTTGTCCAGCTGACGGACGATAATGATCTCGGCGAGGTGGACACCACGGTGGTCGACCGGGCCATTGCCGACGCCGATGCCGAGATCGATGGCTATTGCGGCACCCAATACAGCATCCCGTTTGATACCGTACCGGCCATCATCCGCAAGCTGTCGGTGGATATCGCGGTTTACAACCTCTATGCCAGGCGGCGCGGCGCTCCGGACGATCGCAAGGAGCGCTACACCGCAGCCGGGCGATTGCTGAAGGATATATCCAGGGGCATGGTCACCCTGGGCGCTAACGCCCCGGCGGTCAGCGACGCGTCCGGACCGGCTGCGTCCACCACAAAAAGCGATCGCATTTTCTCCCGGGGGCGGGCCTCGGACAACAGCTCCGGATCGCTGGATAACTATTGATGAAAGCATTGCTCGCCGCCATAAAACAGGAGTTGCAGGCCAACCTGACCGGTATCCGGGATAGCGATATCTACATCACGCCCCACGAGAATTACATCCCGGCCACGGCCAAGCCGCCCTGCGTCGGCATCAAGGACGGCGGGGAAAACAGGGTGGAGCTGGTGGCCGACATGTGGGAGGTGACCGCCAAGGTGATCATCGTCCCATATGTCCAGCTCTACAAGGCCGAGGCCAGCATCATGGGCGATGCGGTGGCCGGGAAAAAAGGGGTGCTGGAGATGACGGCCGAGATTCACGCCGTGCTCGACAGAAACCACCTGAATATTTCGGGGATGCAGTGGGCGTTTTCATCGTCCGAGACCCCGAGCCAGCTGTTCGGCGATCAAAAGCAATCCCTGCAGCGGCAGCTTATCACCTATCAATACGTCTACGAGGAGGAACGGCCATGAAATGCAGGCTGAAAAAAGGGCAAGAGCGGTTCCAGGTGGTTGACGGGCCGCTGGCCGGACGGAGTTATAAGCCGGGCGTCGAGTATGACGAAACGGAGATCCCGGCCGGAGATCGGAAAAAATTTGAAAAGGTTCCGGAGCATGCGAAGGCTGCGCCGACCGCAACCAAGAAGGGAGCCAATAAGTCATGAGATCATTTCGCGGGCAACATAACCTTGTCGCGGTATCGGCGGGCAGTCAAGAGACCGGTATTAATACCGAGCAGACCCTGGACCTGTCGCTCCTGGTCTCGATGAGCGACATCGCCAACCTGGAGCCGCGGCGCGAATCCAACGCCGACGAGCTGACCGGCAAGGAAGAGCCGGACGCCGTGTATGACCTGGGCGCCACCTCGGGCATCCCGTTTAATTTCGAGAAGGCCCAGCCCCAGCATTTTGCGTTTCTGCTGGCCTACGGCCTGGGCTCGATCTCCTCGGCGGCGGCCGGGACCGGCTACGAGCACACCATCACGCCGATTGCCGCCGGCGTTGACGCCGACCGAGACCTGCCGACCTTTACGGTGGCCCAGCGCTACGGCAAGACCGTGCTCAAGCGCCGCTTTGCCTCCATGGCCATAGAGACGATCAGCGCCACCTTTGCCAAAGACACCTGGGTAAAGATCACCGGCCAGGCCAAGGGCACCGGCAAGGTCACCGATAACGTGGCGTCCGAGACCATTGCGGCGGCGGGCAATGTTACCGAGTTGACCCTGGCGGCCAATGGTGTGGAGGGGGCCGACGCGGCCACCCGGCTGGACAACGTGCAGCGGATCCGCGTGGAGCTGACCGCCGGCGTCTGGACCGAGGTGACCTATTCGGCGGTATCCGCCGCCACCCCGGCGGTGATCACCATTGCCGCCCCGGGTGGGGACGTCACCGTGGTCAACTATGAGGTGCTCTACATCCCCACCGAATCGGGATGGATGGTATTCCCCAGCCGGGTTACCGAGACCCCGTTGCGGGTTTCGGAACTCACCGTCATGCTGGGCGGTGCCTGGAACGGTACGACGTTTGCCGGCGGCCGCGAGCTGACCAGCGAGATCAAGTCGGTTGACTGGACGATCAACAACGGCGTGGCGGCGGAGTTCGTGCCCGGCGCCGGCGGGGCCTATGCCTCGCGGATCTCCCGCGACAGCCGGACCCAGACCATCAAGCTCACCCGCGAATTCCGCGAGATGATCATGCAACAGCATATCGCGGCCAACGACACATTCGGGGTCCACATCCTGGCCGAGGGCGCCATCTTCGACGATCCGCACAAATACCAGGTGGAGTTGATCTTTCCGCTTTGCGCCGTGCTCACCGCGCCGCTGTCGGTGGACGGTAAGCGGCTGGCCGAGGCCGGCGATCTGGTGGTGCTGGAGGATGGCACCTACGGCTCGGTGATCGCCAAGGTCAAAAATCTGCAAGCGGCGTACGCGGCATAACGCCTGAGCGCAGCCGACCGCGCCAAGGCGGCTAATTGATAGACAACGCGACACGCGGTCTGCTGACGCGATTTGTTGGAAATGCGAACCGTAAAAGGAGAAGCCATGGACGCAGTTAAATTTTTGGAGATGCTTGCCAACGGCGGAGTGATAGTTTCAACCGGGCAGTGCCACCACGAAGAAATAAACGCCGCTGTTCGGGATGGCAGAATGTTTGTAGTTGAATCTGGACTGGGGTTTATATTCAGACCCCCGCGAGGAAAAGGGCCATTGACGCCTAAAAATCGAGTAGATCGCCTGTTTGATAGCAACGAGGCTCCGACGTGGAATGAGATTTTTGACATCGTTTGCGACGCAGAATTTGACACACTGAACTTCCGTGCTGTTGTAGCAGATAGGCACGATGTTCGCTGAGCTTTCCAACAATCTTTTGAAAACGATTTAAACAGCCTTTTAAGGAGAAAAAAATGGCACGTACACTAGGGGGCTCTGCCCGTAACGAGTTGCGCATTAACGACAATCTGTCCGGCTCGGAACTGGTGGTCTATTACCGGATGCCGACCGCCACCGAGCGGTTGCATTACTCGAACAAGAGCGTGGTGCGCGAGGGTGGCAAGGTGGTTTTCAACCACGGCCCGGTGCGGCAGGAATATGGGATGAAGATCTTCGTCGGATTTAAAGATGGCGATTTTGCCGACGCGGACGGCAACCCCATGTCCAGCGATCCGCAGTCGCCGCACTACAACAAAAACTGGCGGGATCTGATCGAGAAGTATGCCGCCGACATCGTGGAGGTGTTGGCGCTGTTTGTTTTCGAGAGCTCGGTGGCGGTAAAGCGTAACCCCACTGAGAAGCCGAAACCAGACCCGGAAGAGCTGCCCGGCGATGGCGAGCCCGGGCAGGCGGAAACCCCGGCCCCGGATGACGCGGCGGGAAACTCGAAAGAGACCTGATCACCCTGCAGTCAGGTCTCTGTGACCCGCAGGAAAAGGCAAAATGCGCGGCCGAGTTCGGGGCGCACCTGGCCTGGTCGTGCAAAAGTTGTGAAAAAAGAAGCCTGGCGGATCTGCATCCGTACACGCACAAGCTGCTGCGGATCCGCCGGTTGCAAAACGCGGGATTCCCCCTCGAGGCGAATTCCCTCAACTTGGAAGAATGGTTTGACCTGGGAGAATTGATCCATTGTCTAACGTCGGCACCGTCAACCTCGAAGTCAAAGTAACAGACAAGGGCGCTGTTGTGCTCCGCCAGATCGGCCAGGAAGGCGAGAAGGCGGGGGACAAGGGCACGAAGTCCTTTCTGGGCTTTGGTCGGACCCTGGGGGAGACCGAGCAGAAAGCCGAGTCCATGACCGGGTCGCTGATGAAAGTCGGCGGCGCCGTGGTGGGGATCATGGGGGTCAAGCGGGGTTACGACGCCCTGAAAGGCTCGGTTGTTGAGTATGTAGGCGCTGCCAATGTGCAAGAGGCTGCCGAGAACAAACTGGAGGCGGTGCTCCAGGCCACCGGCCATGCGGCCGGGTATAACATCGACCAACTCAAGGAGATGGCCTCCGGTTTTCAGAAAGTCACCACGGTGGGCGATGAGGTGACCCTGGGTGGTATGGCCATCTTGTCGACCTTTAAGCAGATCAAAGGGGAGGCCTTTGAGCGGGCTACCCAGGCGGCGCTCGATATGAGCCAGGTTATGGACCAGGACCTGAAAAGCTCGATGCTATTGGTGGGCAAGGCGGCCAATGACCCGATCACCGGCATGACCGCCCTCACTAGGGCGGGCGTCACCTTTACCGAACAGCAGAAAGATCAAATAAGGACCATGCAGGAATCGGGCGACATGGTTGGAGCCCAGGCCATTGTCCTGGGCGAGTTGGAGAGCCAGTTCGGTGGCGCGGCTGCGGCAGCAACTAACACGTTCGGCGGTGCATTGACCCAGACCCAGAATATCCTTGGCGACACTAAGGAAGAACTTGGTTTCGTCATCACCAAGAATCAGTTCCTGGTGGATTTGGTCAAGATGGCCGGGGTTGAGTTCGCTGGATGGGGAGCCCAGATCAAAGAAAACCGCGAATACCTTATGAGCCTGGTTAAAGACGGGGTTTTGTGGTTAGCCGACGGTCTCGTCACTGCCATAGATGTTATCAAGTTCGGGCATCAGGCGTGGGCCGGATTCAAGGTCGCGGCAAACGTGGCCCTCGAATTCATCGGCATGATGCTGGAGGCGGATCTTCAGGCGCTCCGGGCGCTCCTAGCGCCACTTGATCTGGTTTTCGATGGGTTGGTAAAGCTGGGGACTCTGGATGTAAACCCGTTTGATTCGATGGAAAGCGGCTTGGCGACTTTTCGCCTATCGAGCCATGCCACTACCCTGCAATCAATAAAAGACTTCGAGGATGTCGGCAAAGGCTATGACGCGGTCGGCGATAAGGTCCACGCCCTGCGTGACAAGATCGCCGCCATCCCGGTGACCAGCGGCAAGACCGAAGAAGAAGTGATCGAGGGTCAGAAAAAGATCCAAGACGCCCTCAAAAAAACGGCCCAAGAGCAGGAACTGACCGGCAAGGCCGCTAAAGAGGCAGCTAATGCGGCGATCAAGGCCGCCAAAGAACAGGCGGCAATCACCGACAAGATGTATGGCCGCCTGAAATGGCAGGCCGACGGCTATTATGACCACCTGGCCGACCAGTATGAGGACGATTATAGCGCGGCGGTTGACTCCGGCGTTGACAAAGAGCTGGCCTACCAGGATTACATGGGCCGGATCAAGCGGCTGGATGTCGAGGAGCTGGAGCATAAACGGCAACTCCTTGATGATCAGTACAAAGACCTGATCGACAACAACGGCCGGAAAAACACCCACTATGAGACTGAATACCTCAGCAAGATGCGGACGCTGGATTCCGAGTACAGCGCCGACGTGGTGGCCTCGGCCAAGGGAACCACCACCGAGTTGACCAAGACCGGCGGGCCGTGGGATGACATGCAGACCAAGTGGGGCGGCAGTATCGGCAAAATGGTTACGGCGTTCGGGGATAAAGATTCCGTCGATGGCATGGGCGCGGTCTATACATCGGCATCCAGCGTGCTCGGTGAGGTGTCCGGACTATGGACCGGCGTGGGAACCGCAACTAAAGGGGCAACCGACAAATCCGATAGCTATGTGACCTCAACTGGAGGGGCCAATTACGGGGCAATAGCCGGCGGACTGCTCGATATAATGGGATCGTGGATCGGTCTCGGTGCGGCCGAATCTGGCACAGAGGGGGATGACTGGAAAAGCCGGATTGCCTCGGTGGCGGGATACCTGGGTGGCGTGGCCCTTGAGCTGGTGGGGGGCCGCCTATTGGCGGAAAATTTCGCTACCGGCGGCTGGTTGGGTTCCCATCCCGGCGGTGGACATATCAGGCAGGGATCAGGTTTCAGGGACGATGTGTTCCTCGGATTGACCAACGGCGGCGCGGTGGCCAACTACGGCATGGGCGGCGAATTTGTCATTGATAAAGAGACCACGGCCAACAATCTTGGCTTCCTGCAATGGTTTAACGGGCAGAAGCGGGCAGTTTTTGCCGAGGGCGGCATGATCGCCGACCGGGATAAGGTTCGTGAGCTGGCAAATGATACCAACGCCGGCGGTTTTGCCACATTTATACAGGCCTGGCTGGGCGACGGCGAGAGCCTTTACTCGGCGATCGCCAAGGCCGTGGTTTATTACGGCGAGGTCATCGGTGGAGGCATCGCCGGAAAAGAGCTTGGCGAAAACTTTGCCGACGGTGGTTTGATAGGCCGGCGCAACTTCGGTCTTGGCGGTTTTTTTGATGACTTGCTGGGTGGCTCACCGTTGCCCGGGCTGGCTCCAACCCCAAAAGAGATCATCGATGACCCGATGTTGCTGGTGAGCAATGATCTGACCGAGTTAATGGACAAAATGCCCAAGAACTCGAAACTCGATACGCTGGCTCATTTTATTTGGGACAATGACTACCTGGTCGGACCAGGCAAGGCCACTATCGATTCGGTGGACGCTGCCCTGATCCCCTTTTTCGAGGATCTTGTGACCCCGGGACGGTCAATCCACTGGGCCGACCATCTCGGGAAACAGATCGAGGAAATATACAAGGCCACAATCAGCGACTCGCCGTGGGACATGTCCCCGTTACCCGGATTCGCCGGAGGCACCGACTATGTCCCATACGACATGCCCGCCAAGATCCACCGGGGCGAGCGGATTTTAACCGCCGAGGAAAACCGCAACTATAACAGCCGGCCGCTGCAGATCACGGTGATGGTGGGCAGTGAGCAGTTCGACGCCTATATCGACCAGCGGGCCGACAATGTGCGGGTAAAAGCGGAACGACGGGGCCTGGGCGCTCGGCCCATGGTGATGTGACAAGGAGCAATGATATGACAAAAAATCTCAGATGGTCTATTGCGCAATACCTGTTGAATCAACTAATCGCGTTTGACTGTGCCGTGAACGCCGTATGCGGTGGATCGCCTTACTCCACGCTGTCGGCTCGCATTGGCTTCATCCTGGAGGCCCACGGTAGAGATGATTTTCAAAGGTCCCATCCCATATTATGGCTCATTGAGCGTTTCCTGAACTGGTTGGATCCGGGTCATTGCTGCAAAGAGGCCAAGCAGATGGTTAACCGTGATCCGAAGCACAGACAAGTTTGGGGCGAGTAATGCTGCTGGTTGAAATGAGCATAAACGCGGTTTTAAAGCGGCTTTCAATGGAAGGCTTGGCCCTGGACCATTGGTGGGCCAATATGATCACCTCGTTTACCCCGCCGCAATACAGCCTGCCGAAGGATTACGGCGGCTATGCCCGGTTGGATTTCGGGTCGATCATCTTGTCGCCTGATCTTTTCAAGGGCGATTGGCCGCCGCCGGCATCCTGCCCGATCACGGTCAAATACACGGCTACCGACGAGGCCTCGGCCGAGACGTTGTTTTCCGGTACCGCGCACCGGGCCGGGTTTGATCGGGATTCGATTTCTTATGATTTACACGGCACGGCTTACGACACGGTGGTGGCCACCAACCAGGCCTTTGACGACACCCTGGCAAACGTCATGGCCTGGGCGGCCGACCCCACGCGGCTTAACCTGACCCTGGACACGACAGCGGCCCGAGCGCCTTCGCCCGCCCTGATCCACACCATGACCAGCGACCGGCTGCTGATCGACACGATTTCCGATTTCTGCGCCTTCTTTTCGCACTGTTTTCACATCGAAGCCGGGACGCTGTACCTGGTGGACATGCTGGCGGATAACGGCTCGGAGGTGTTGACCGAGTATGACTATTTTCCGTCCACCTACGAGGACGTGGTGCCCACCTCGATCATTACCGGCGGCGATTATTCGCGGGCCAGCGCTTATCCCTACGGTGAGGCGCTATCTTTGTCTGAGGCCTATCATAGCGCCCAGGCCAACATTGAGGCGGCCCTGGATGACATACTTTCCGTGATCAATCGACCGCGCTGCCGGTTGAGGGTGCCACTTTTGGGCGGGTTGCCGGCGCCGGGCAAAAAGGTTTCGTGGACCGACAGTTCACTGGTGGTTGATACCGCCGCCTATATTCGGGCGCGGCGGATCTCGTATGACTTTGAAAACGAGGTGGTGGAGATTGAGGGCGAGGGGGAAATTACGGCCGCATGAAAGTGATCTATCCGAACAACATAAGCGCGGCCGTGGCTGACGAGGAAGATGCCGAGTTCCCGGATGACAACGTCCTGGATAAGTATCCGAAAAAGATCTGGAAGGCAACCAGCGCCGATGCCAAGCTGATCGTGACCGTGGTCGGCAGCTCCAACGGGCTGGCCATCTTCAACACCAATGCCCGCGAGATGACGGTGACGGTTAAAGACGGCGACGGGGTTGTGGTGGAAAGCAACACCTATACCCTCGGCGACGTAATCGACACCTATCTGGAGCTGATCACCGATGCCGGCGAAATTTATACATCCCTATGGGTTGAATATCTCTACCAGACGCTACAGCACACGATCGAGATTGATTTTCTAGCCCAAACGCCGAATGTGGCACAGGCCGGGATCGTCTGGGCGGGCCTGGTAAGGACGTTTCCCGATCCGGTGGGCGATTTGGGCGAGGGGCGGGTTGATTATTCGATCGTCAAGGAGCTGAACAACGGCGCGTTTTATACCCGAAAACGGGACATTGTTCGGACCTTTGCCGGGCAGATCCGCGTTGACCGGTCCCCTGACTTTTATCAGTTCATGAAGATATATGACGGGGTGGGGCCTGACCCGCTGCCGTTTAGGGTGGTCAGTAGCCAGGATGACAGGGAATGGGCGGTTTTCGGCAAATTTGAAGCCCCTCCGGGTGGTGGCCATAAATCGCATAAGAGCATGCTCGATTATTCTATTAAAGAGGTGGTTTGATGGGCCAGAAATACACATGGGATACCTTCCCGGTCTCCGGGGTCGATGGTTTCGAGGCCGTGGCCCGCGCGGCCCTGGAGCAATGGCGAACGAATGCGGAGGCCATGGATACCGAGCAGTTTTATTTTCGCACGGCGCTGACCGGCGGGGCGGCCGGGGCTTTGGATGCCATTGACGGGGCGGACTTGCTTGACGGCGACCGGGCCTTTGTGGTGACGGGCGGCGCATTTTATGTGTACGAGTTGGACGATGCCTCGGGGGCGGCCGAGGCATCGCCGGATATTATCGCGCCTGACGTTAATGCCGGGACCAAACGGTGGCTGGTTCAGTCGCTGGCGGGAGAATTAACTGCCGACACGATTAACGAGAAGACCACTGGTGCCGGGGTTACCGTTGACGGCGTCACGCTGAAAGATGGCGCGGTTGACGGGATTGTCATGGGCCATTTTGATTTTGATACCACGGACGCCTCTGCCACGGTGGTTGACATTGGCGGAATCCTGCTTAAAAAAAGCGGCACGGATGGTTTAGTTGTCTTGCGCAATGAAACAGGGAACCCCGTGCGGTATTTCTTGACGCAGAACCAGGGAAGTACAACAACCGTTTTTATTAGCTTGCCGTTGGCAACAGGGGTCGATGCATCAGTCGGGATACTGGCTAATTATCACAACGAGCTGCAGATCTTCGAGGGATCTGCAACCGGTGCATACGCAGAGTTCTCGTTTGGTGGATATACCGATACCAATGTCCGCGTTAAAGGAATTTATCGTGGGGTTATAAACGCAGGAGGATAACATGAAACAACTAATTGCAGCCATTCTACTGACTGTGTGTTGGCCCCAGACGGCTGGCGCACTTCAGGTCCAATTATTCGGCAAGTCGGCTGACGAAATTTTTGCCCAAAATCCGTTTTATGTGGCAGCTGGTTTTGCTGCATCGTTAGCGGTCCACGAAATAAGCCATCTAATCGCCTTCGAGGCTGTCGGTGGGGACTATGAGTATAACGGTGGTCTCGCCTTCCACATCGACCGAACAACGGAGACTGATAGGGAGATGCGCTGGATAGCCCGATCCGGGATGCTTGGGCAGTTGCTGGTGGGGAGTGCGCTCCGGCTGCTCCCAGCCACCAAGGACTCCGCGTTCACGTCCGGGTATTCACAGATGGCGGCACTTGAGATTTTGACATACCCAATCAGACGGCCGACTAATGGGGATCTGTTTACGTTGGGTGATAATGGGGGGAACAAAACCGGGGAGTATGCCCTATATGCTGTATGGGCTGGCGGGAATTTGATCACCGTGAAGTGGTGAAGGTCGAGACGGGGAGCGTTAGCGCGCTCCCCGAACCATCCCTCTGCGCACCAACGCGGAAAGGAGGTCCGCAGGCTTCACCTGCTTAGTCTCGTTGCTGTGTAGCGACCGCGAATCTAGCAGACTGCCTGCCTATTATCAAGGGGCAACATGGGAGTTTTAGTTCCGTATTTCGGAGGCAAGAACCGGCTGGCAAAAAAATCATCGAGAGGATCCCAGAGCATGCCTGCTATGTGGAGGTGTTTGCAGGCGGTGCCGGGGTACTTTTCAAAAAGGATCCATCTTTTGTCGAGATCCTGAACGACCTGGACAAGGAGCTGATCACATTATATAGGGTGGTCAAGCATCACCCTGAAGAATTCCACAAACAGTTTAAATATGTGCTGTACGCCCGCGACGAATTCAGCCGCTTACTCAAAACCAACCCCGAGACCCTGACCGACGTGCAGCGGGCCGTGCGCTATTATTATCTGCAACGGTCGGCTTTCGGCGGCAAGGTGGTTGGCCAGACATTCGGCACCGCCACCACCAACCCACCCAGGATGAACCTTTTTGAGCTGGAGCAGACAATCACCGCCGCCTGGCAGCGTCTGGCCAGGGTGACCGTCGAGTGCCTGTCCTTCCGCGACCTGATTCCACGCTATGATCGCCCCGCGACCTTCTTCTTTATGGACCCGCCATACTGGAAGATCCCAGGCTATCGCCATGACTTTGTCGAGCAGGACTTTCTCGACCTTGCCGAGATATTAGGCAAGGTCAAAGGCAAGTTCCTGATGACGATCAATGATACGCCGGAGATCCGGGAGATATTCGGAGGGTTTCAGATCGAGGAAGTGACGCTCAAGTACAGCATGTCGAAAGAGACCACGGCGAGGGGCAAAACGCGCACCGAGTTGTTCATTTCAAATTTGAGTTAAAGGGCCTTTAAGCGCGGTTTCAAACCTCGCGTCATTTGGTTCCAGACCGCGCGGCGGGCTACAGCACCCGGTTCGGTTGACCGGTCAGGGTGTCGGTGAGCAGTTGGTGGACGAGCTGCTGTTCATTATTCTGCAGCAGGGTG